GCAAAGGGATTTATTGCCGATACGGTTCAAAATCCAGAAACCCGTCGGTTCAAGGATCTCGATTCCTATTACAGCAAGATGTATCCTGAGCGGTGGCCTGCCATGCTTGAGGATCTACGCAAACCCGAGTTTCGTGAAGGAAAACTTACTGACAATACCGCCTTCTTCCTTCGCAATGAACTAGCTAAGTTCCAACCCATTGACCTAGCCGGTCGTGCGGAAGGCTATGCCGCAGCTGGACCTTGGGGGAAAACCCTCTACACCCTTCGCAGCTACGCTATCAAGCAACTCGATATCATCCGTAGAGACGTTTACGAAAACTTCAAAGCAGCTAACCAGACCGGTGAGGTTAAGTATGCTGCCAAGGCTATCGCCAATATGGCTGCTTATGCCGCTTTGGTTGGAGCTGGGCAACAACTCTTCCGTTACGGAATGGACGAGGCCCTTGGTCGCAAGATCGAGGATCCCAAGGAATACGCCATTCAAGGCGCCATGGGTATCATGCTTATCCCCCGTTACAGCATCTATCGCTTGGGCGAACAGGGTCTATTCGTAGCCGCTGCTGAATGGGCGGTTCCTGGCTCTGGTATCCTGAATGATCTCCAGCAGGATGTTAAAGCTACTGGCAAGTATCTAGCTGGTCAAACGGATGTTCGTGGTTTACGAACGGTTCCCAACATCGAGGCCTACTTTAAGAACCTTGAAGCCACTAAGTTCCTACCTGTTGCAGGCAGGGAAATCTACTGGTGGGCTGGCAAGGGTGCTGAAAAGACCAAGAAGTTGGAACTTGAAGCCCTTATGGGCAAGGAACGTCCTTCAACTTTGGAAACTATCTTTAGGACTTTTGTTCCTGCTGACCTAAAGACTGAGATGAAGCCCTAGGTTCGGATGCCTTGCTCTTGATCTCCTGACAGGATTGGGCGAAGATAATCACCCAGAAGCCTATGAAGAAGACGCCTCGGAAACCGTCCGAGATGTCTTCTTTAAGGCAGGCTAACGTGTACTTGTTTGTTGGTTTGTCTTCCATATGGCGTGGTTAAGTACCTTGCGCCATGTCGTCTGTCTTAAGGACGGTTGGTAAAAAGTTTGGGTCAAACTCCCAAAACTCGTAAAAAGTGCTCTTGCTGATTCCGTAAAGCTTGCACAAGGGCTTTGCGATCATGTGAAAGTTTACAACTCCCCTGTTCCTGCAATAGGTCTCATAAACCTCATCCAGAACTTTCTGATAGGTAAGATATTTAAGATCCCTTTTAGCTAAATGGAATCCGCTTATGAACCGGCCATAATGCCTGATTCTTTTCTTATCTATCTTGTAAGTCTTGGCGGCTAGGTTCAGCGACCATCCATTAGCCACCATATCCTTGTAAGCCAATTCCGCACCTCTGGCCATGTACCAATGGCGGACTAGTTTACGAAACCATTTTTGATGCCTTAATGGATCAAACCTAGTCTCATTAAAGTCTTCAAAGTACTTGGGAGGACGGGGTATCAGAGGATAGTCTAGACTCGGGTTGACCATAGGATATGGGTTGCCCGAACAGAAATGTTTGCGTCAGCGATTCCAGCAAGTTTCTGGGCATACTCCTTGGCGTATAGCTCATTGTCAAAGCGACCAATAGTGAACCAGACCAAGCCGTCTTGGGATACTTGGATGGCATAGGGTTGACCTTCCCCTGCGCCATAACCTGGATCAAGCTTTACGACACGCATCCGCAAAGCGTTCATTCCTTTAGGATTAGACATAATTATTGACCTATGTTGCCAAGTCTTGTTCGTGGAACCCAGAGATTATCAAGGTCCACCTCTTCGTACTCAAAGTTTATTTCCACCCGTTCTTCGGCCTCGGTATCAACCTTCACTTGCCCTTCGTCGATGAGCCGAATTTCTTTTTCCGAATCGTCGCGGATAATGCCACCATAGACTGCGCTGTCGATGAGATACTTTTCACAATTTGCTCGTGAGTAGTCGGCAAGTCGCTTTCTAAAGAACTTAATGCGGACAGTACATTTGCCTGAGTAGTTAAGCGCAACTGCTTCCTGACGAAGGGATTCATATCCACGACTTGATTCCACGTTGCCACTCGGCCCGGCACCACTAATTTCAGACGCAATGCCCTTTTTCCCCACTTCGGAGTGGATGCCGTATCCTTTTCGTTTAAGGATGGATTGGAGTTCGTCATTGGTTATCCTCGCAGCTGGCATTGGTAATCAAGTTTTCTTGGGATCGCGGGATCAACCAACCCTTCTCGGTAGCTTCTTTCGGGTTTGAGTGGATCCAATTGTGAGCCTGACGAGATACGGCTAACCAACTGGAAGTGTCAAGGAAGTACTTGCCACGACGTTTCATGTGATGAACGTCCACGGAACGCGGAAAGTAAGCGAGATCTCCCCGAATAACAGTGCTGCCGCCTCCTCTGATTACCTCTTCCTCAGTAACCCCCATGTTCTGGATGGTTACTTGGCAATAGGGATGGGCTTCAAGGAAGTCTTTCCTGAGTCGGCTGTACTCTACGTTAAGCTTCGACCTCTTCTTTGACACCGGCCTTAACTTGTTTCCTCGCTTTAGCGGTGTGGCTCGCGTTAAACTTTTTGATGACTTCAACATGTTCTTTCGGCGCAAAAGTGTCATAGTAATACTTGTTAAATTCTTCGGGATGTTGGCGACGAAGCCATCTGCCAAACTTTAAGGTGGGACTCTTGTTCGTCAACCTTAAGCGTAAAATGCGCGGAGGAAGTTGATCCAATGGCATCTCATCCAGTTCTAACTGGACATCTTCTTTGCTTTTCCAAGTACGCTCAAACCCAGAGCGATACATGGGAAGAAAGGGGGTTTTGATGGCATCCTCCAATGACCATCCTCGGTAGATGCGATTAAACACAGAAACGGGACGTTTGCCATGTTCTCTTGCCAGTTTGCTGATGCAGAGGTTCTTTCGTTTTAGTTCTCTTGATGTCATGGTTGTTGGTCTTCTGGAATATTGGGATCGGCAGCTTTAAGATGTGGTAGAATAAAATCTAGGGCATGATCCCTGGCCCATCTTAGGTGCTTGCAGCGGTGCAGAAAGGTATTTCCTGGGGTCTTTAGCTTTGGCCTTAGCACGCAAACAAAGTGCTGGCATTGGCAGCTGCCGTTGAAGATGCCGTTTACAGGGAAGTCAGTAAGGTCAACGAGATAGGAATCGTTGGCGTCTGACTCTGAGGTGACTCTGATTCTTGTTGGATAGTCCCAGATTTCTCCTGTCATTTTTCCATTCCTCCACGCTTCATGTCGGGATACCATGAATCATCGGGCAATCCGGCTATGTAGTCCAAGGCCAAATGGTGGGTTCGATTGATCCAATCCGAGAACTCATTCCATGAATTGAACTTGTTCCGGCCCCATATCCATAGCCTTCGCTTGATCATGGCCGAATGGACTTCGCTGAAGACAAAGTAAAGGATTACGGGATAACAAATTACAGATAAAAAGATAACTGCCAATAGATCAATCAATGGGTGATTCATGCCATAAAGATACACGAAGGTATATCCCGACATGACAATCCAAGACACCATAACCAAAATCACGGCAATGATGGTTGGTGTCCGCAGAAACCTGCGATAGGTGTTACATGCTGCAAGATTTGAGCTTAGGTTGAATCGGTTCATACGTCTACTAGGGATAATGTCTCGTTGATTTCATTGCGTAACTCATTGGCTAGTTGCTCCACGGACTCATATCTATGCCCGTGTTTCACGATATTTCGCAGCTTGTAATCAAGATCATTAAGGGTCTTCCATGCTTCGGGAGCATGGATTGCCTGAAGGTGTTCGTAAGTTTCTTCAGGAAGGGAAAAGTCAATGGTAGCTTTCATTGCAGGGTTGATTATCGCAAACGTCGCACTGGGTCTTGCCGGGTCTTACCACATGAAGTCCGCAATCCGCCTTTCCGCATTTGGTCCAGATATTTCCAAATCCATCTTCAATGGTAGGATATACTGGGGGTGTTGGAACTCCAGCTGGTTCCGGACGTTGGCCCGACTTGGCCCATTCATAGCACAGGAGATAACCGTGGGCATCAATGACGTTATCTTCCTTGGGGAGGTGGACTTCTCGGGATAGCTTGAGCCCTACCATCATCAGGATGGCTTCCTGCGGCGTAATATCCCGCTTTAGGATGGGCGCCAGTAGTCCGCTCCAGATCTTGGCTACTTTCCGGTAATCGTCCGCAGGATCGCCATAGGTGGCGTTCCGATCATGCAGCACTAGCTTGATCGCTTTGTCGGCGCAGGTCATTGGATTTAGGGGCTTCGTAGCAGTCCACTTCCTTGGGATTACTAAATTGGGATATTGGCAGACCTATCTTGGCGGCTCTGGCTTCAACATCAGGCGTAAGGGCACGGAAGCATTTGTTAAACTTCACGCACCCATCTCCCGAACAGAATGTCATGTCTTTGTAGGTCATGGTTTTGTCTCCTTTTTATCCACAACGTACCATTGCTCTAGTTCTAGCCAAATGAGTCTTTCTTTCATGGTAGCTATTATTTTTTGCAACTCGGCGTTCTCCCTCTGTAGCTCGCGTATTTGTCGAGCCGCAGCATCTGGATTAGCCTTTGCCCATTGCCACGATATGCTCACGGCTGCTTTTCCTTTTCCATAAGCATAATACGCAACTTGGCGATTTCAGCACGGGCGTAAAAAAGGTCATCCAGCAATAGGCTGACCTTGGCTTCTAAGTCGCGGATCATATCCGCCTGTACCTCAGTTGGCGTCTTCATCGAAAGGCATGGGTACGGATAGCCCTACCTGTAATTGGTTCTTCTTATGGGGCCAATAAGGTTTTCTATTGCCAGCTCCGGAGAAGTAGAGCCAAGCTCCCACCACAAAGGTGGTGTAGGCATCCTGGATCTCCTCCTTCTCCCAGACCTTTACAAAGGGCTCTTCCGGCTCATTGGAATCAATTACTACCGAAATGCAGGTCGGAATACCCATTGGGAAAGTTCCGGCCTCTTTTGCGAAGGAAACGGCATAGAAAGATAGCTGGCGGGCCCAGCTTGGGTAGAAGTTAGGCTTCTTCCTGCCCTTATCGTCTTTCTTTACATCTTGAGTTTTCCAGTCAGGAATGATGGTTTGACCCTCAAACTTGCCCTTGCCTATACCAATGAAGTCACACCTTCCCGCTACCGCAAGATCATGGTCCAGAAGGACTTTCTCCTGATGCAGGGGATGGCTGACATTAGCGGAATACCAAACCCCAAACTTATCCAGCCAAGGGACCAGATTGGCATCCAATGGCATCTGGGGATAGTGCTCGATGGCATCGTGCAAGGCTGAACCAAACTCCGCTGCGCTCTTGGAATGCTCCAAGGATACCTGATAGATGCGGTTGGCATACCCCTCATCCGTCTCATGGGGCTGGCGCTGGTGGGCGCAGGCCGCCATGACAAGCTGGTTCATCTTGTACTTCTCCAGCCCCTGATTACGGAAGACATCCTTGTCTATCGTGGTGACGGACGGATAGAGATTGTTCTTCCGTGCGGTGCGGAGATCGGCGTCATGCTGGGGCGTACCATCGGCTCCGTACCAATGGGCGGCTGTCTCAAAATTGATCATTCGCTTAGTTTACAAATAACATAATTACCGGAAGGAAGCTGGATCATCTGGATCTTAAGTCCTTTCCTAACACCCGAGTTCCGTATGGAATGGGCTTTCTTGAATGGAACTTCCCAAATGGACTCCCCAACCCTCATGCGGTTGAGGAGATCCATGTTGCATCCCCGATTTTTAGCACGCCCACGCCTGATTGGAGCAGGGATGGGCACATTGCTAACAACCGTAAAGTGGGATGTTGGGCTATGGGAACTTCCTGGCTTTGGACCAGGCATGGCTCAATAGGGAACGTCTTCGGCTTCCCCAGCGGGCTCACTCCCTTTGGAAGCAGGATCAACAGTGATTGGCTTGATCGGCTCTGAAGCCACACCAGAAGACTTGGGCATCAAGTTGCCAGCCTCCAGCCAATGGGACAGACGCATGATATCGGAGGCCACCTGAGCAACCTTCTTGATGTCATACGGCTCATTCTGCAACAAGGTAATCGCATTGTTGATCGCCATGCCAACCTTGGCTCCGTTCACTTGGGGAGCAGCAATCACAGGATGAGAGGCTTGGGCAGGAGCAGCAGGCGCAGCACCGGCAGGCTTGGCTGCATTGTGCACCTCAATGAACTGGAACTGGCAAGTGGCTGAAGCAGAGATGACCTTGCGCTTGTTGCCCTTGTACTCATCCTCCTTGACCGTAAGACCTCCCTTCGGTCCAGCCGTCAGGACAACCACCCGATCCTTGTAAACCGAGATATCCTCATGACCCCAGACCGTAAGGCGAACCTTGGTTGATCCATCGGAGATCTCGGCATTCTGCACCGACTTGCCACCGGCAATGTTTCGGCGTTCATAGACGGCAACGACCGTCCCGTTGATTTCCGTCAGGGGGCACCCATCAGGAAGGTTAGCAATCTGACTCAGGGGAGTATTCATCTTTGATAACTTACTTTGGTTTTGGTTGACTAGCAAGAGAAAAGTTGGGCGATGCAACGATTAAGAGCCTGTCGCCCGCAAGCTAGACAGCGATGAGCTAACCTACGATCACCATAACATGACCGTCAGGCTGATAAAACCTCCGTCGCCCATCTCAACCCATCGTCACTCTGGGGACATGGCCGGAGGAGTATTAGTCGATTTCCTGTTTGGGGTGTCTTACTCTATCTCTCCGCGCAGTTTAAGGATTAACTTCAACGCGGGTTCTCTATGGGCTTCCAAAAAGCGGATGGTCTCGGCATTTACAATAGTCCTTACCGTGGCACGAAACAACTTCTCATTGTCTTCAGCCACCGCACAACGGGCCATCAATCCATCTTCCTCCAACGCCTTGCCAATAGCCTTCATGTAGGACTCTTCAAATGGGTAGTCCGGTCGTGAGTCATCCGTCAATACGTTGAAGAAGGCTTCCCGTGGATGCATCGGCACGCCTTTGTTGGGCTTCAGATTGACGTTGTTCTTCTTGATGAATCTACCCACTCCGCTATCCAGACCATTGACGGTCTCTTCGGCTTGGATAAGAACCCATTGATCTTTTGTTTTTGTCATGGAAGGGGAAGGCATTCGGAATAAGAAGATAGGGTTGAAGCTTTTCGCGGCTTTGTCGAGTGCAACTTTGACCTTAAAATATTCATTCGCCAGCTGTCGTAAACATTGCCTTCTGAATCGCAAAGAATCCAGAACTTTAAGTTGTACTTGATCTCATGAAGTCCGAGACTTACGCGCTCCATGTTATTCGCCTCGCAACATGACATCAAATGTTGTTTCGTAGATAACATTTGAATGCTGTTTGAAAATGCCCAGATGTTTGTTCGGACAAACTCATGAAAACAAACATCGTTGTTCCAATGGTAGTTGCAAAGGTTAGATGGTATATCAACGAGATGTAGCACAGGTTTCCTAAGCCCATTCACCACTATGATGGACGTAGGAAGCATGTAGTATTTTAACACTCCAATCTTCCTGGCGTAGAAATCTACCATCTTTCCTTGGTTATCAAGGCATGACCCTAAGTAATGTACTTTTCCAAGTTTCATGGCAATGGAAGAGGACTGGCGTACGATGACAAAGACTTGGGCTTACTTACTGGGAAGTAGTCTTGTGGCTTTGTAAGTCTGATTATGGCAGCCACCATATTTGAACCACCAACCATTTGCTTTACCCTTCCAACCGTGTAATCCCCTATGCCATATCCATTGGGAGCACACACAATATATTTTCTACTGTTGTTGTTAAAATCAGGGCCTCCATATAACTCTGAATTTTCAATCACTGATTTGATAGCCTGAACCAGATCTGATGTTGATTCAAAACAAACGCTTGATCTTACCACTACGTCGTTTGGCAGAACTATCTGATGATCTCCTAGAACAATATGCTTTTGCATTGTTGATTACACCTCCGAAACGATTGTTAGTTTGAGGCTGGAATCCTTGATCTTGGTAAGAATCCACAAGTCCAAGGCCTCAATATCCAAGGTCTCCAAGTAAGGGAACTCATTGCCATAGTTCTCAAGAACAATTTCACGCAACGCTTCGATTTTCTCTTTGGCATTCATGCTTCTCAAGTCTCCCAACGGAAGCTTCAATGCCTTGGCCCAGCTTGAGAACTTCTTGCACAGCATAGCTATCTCGTGCTTCTCCAAATGACTGATGGTGGATATCTCGACGATAACTCCACCCTCGTCCTCGAACTGGTCCAGCTTCACGCTGTCCTTGACGCCACCCTCTAGGTCCAGCTTGGCAGGTTGATCGGGAATCTTAGTCTCATCGTCGAAACACGCTACGCACTCCTTAGATGCATACTGGGGCTTGAGGCGATAAGTAAGTTCCGACACGGCAAAGCCGGTGGTCACATTGTACCAAACTTGATCCTGATAGGACCAGAACCATCCGAACTTGTCGATGTCCGAATGACTTATCGGCGGATGCGCCTCCCCTTCTTTCCACCTTTTCCGCCACGCAAAGTCGTCCTTGTTCGCAAGGCGATTGTTGGAATAGTGGCTTTTGTGTTTTGAGGATCCATATCCGTACCCAGTACCATAGTGTACAGCATAGTCTCCGTATAGATCCATCTGAGAAACCTTGGGCTTGTCCTCGTAGGAGTGGTTGGAAAACCAGCACTTGTTCTTCCAATGACCCTTGCTCTCATTTGCTATGTAGAGCTTGGTCTTGTTCTCCTCCGTGTCATGTCGCATGACAACGATCTTGTTATTATCAGCAATGAATGTCTCGAACATCATCATGCCTAGCTTGGCATCAAACAAGTACGGATCCCGATCCGTGTAAGGATTAAGGAACTGCTCGGCGAAGCAATTGGTATCAGACTTCTTGTCAGTATTGGCCCACTTCAACCTGCCGTTGTGGCACATGGCCCATTGGTATCTTGGCACCTTGCCATCGGAGCTAAACGTCTCGCCATTCTCCCAGAAGAACGGATGGGTATTCTCGGCATTGATGACCATGCCAGGGGAAGCAGCACGGAAGTGAACCACAATGTCCTTGTCGGTCAGCTTCTCGATTGCTTCGTGCAGCTTGTCGAAATCGAAGTGGCCTTTGTCAACAACCACTTTGTTGTCGTTGACGTACATGATACCGGCGCCGTCGTCATTGTTATCGAAGCAGTTCTTCCAAACTTGCTTATCCAATGAGACGCCGGTGGGTTTGCAGACGATTATGCACATGTTGTTGTCTTCCTGTTTGTTATGTTACGGTTGCTATCAGAAGTTATCCTCAAAGCTTGCTCCCGCCACGGCGGGCGTTGAAGTATTGCCAGAGTTATCCACCAAGATGTCGGCCTCGGGTACGTCGTTCATCTTGATGGACATGTTGTCACGGAACTTAGGTTCCGGTACGTCGATTGAAATGAAGCCATGGATCGCCAACCAAGCGGCTAGCAACGGCCAACGTTTCTTGTTCATCTCCACAAAGGATAAGAACTTGATCTTGTTGTTGACATCCCCAAGCGGACGAGAGGCTGGGTAGCAGAAGTCGCAGATGGCATCGCAGAACTCGATGTTCCGCAGGATATGCTTGGGGTTGACCGTGCCACGGAAGATGCGGAACTCGATGGTCTTCTCGTTGGTCAGGTTGACCGCTTGTCTGCGATTCTCATCGTTCTTGTAGTGCACGCCGACGGCATCCTTTGGTTCCTTGTTGAAGTACCTGCAATACTTGGCCGAGCCACGACCGGCTACCTTCTGGATGAATAGCTTGTTGTGGGGGTGGTTGACGAAGAGAACGATGCGGGCGATCTGAAGGGCAGACATCCCGTTGCGTGAGACATGGACATGAAAGCCGCAGGTTGGAGTGTCCCAAGACCTGAGCAGGTTGTAATGCTTGGCCGTACTGAGCAATGGCCAGCGGGAGTAATGGGTCGCTAGATCGGCTGGTGCTGTGACCAGCTCGAAGCCGGCATACTTTGATCCGATGTCATTGTCCGAGTACTTGCCGTTCATGACCAAGCTGCCGTCCTCCTTGGCCAAGATGAAGTCCTCACCAAGCACATCCATCAGATTGCGGGCCACGTTATGACGAAGAACCCCAGCTTTAACCATTCCGTGGGCGTGCATCTCGGTCTCGACCTCGACACCGAATAGCCGCACGGGAAGACATGGAAGGGTTCGTTCCGTGGAAATTGTTACTGGTCCATGCAGGCCTTTTGTTGTAGGGAAACGCAACGTAGGCTTGGCTATGATGGCAGGATACTTGTTGTAATTGTGCGGCTTGATCGTGTCCTTGATCTCCCATTGAACCTTGCACGTTTCGCAAAGCTCAACATCTGGACCTTCGACAAAGTCCAAATGATCCATCTCGAAGTTGCCTCCGCACTCGTTGCAACTACCAAAGTTCTCGTTGTCTATATACTTGCGTGCAACGTACTTGTACTTGGTTGACTTCCTGATCTTCATCAAGGAATCGCTTGTCCAAAGTTGACCGTCGAAACCACACGTTGAATAGGAAGTATCTGAGGCGTGGCGATTAAGAAAGACCTTCTTAACGTTATTATCGTAGCAATTGTCCCAATGGAATACTTCGATGGTATCCTCTAGTCTAAGCCAATACCCTTGGCTTCCGTGGACATATTTGTCCTTGTTATCCATGACCACGGAGGTTGATGCAGAACACATTCCATGGTCTGGATGGAAGAACCTAACCATCTGGTCTCTGGACATGTAAGCATTTGTAAGTACGCATTTGGCGTACATACGAGTGAACTTTTGTGTCTCGCTCTCGTGAACCCAACCTATAGGCTCGAACCAGAACCACTCGGGCTCGGCAGACATAGGGAACACAAACTTGAACAAAGACACACGCGTTGATGGATCGGTCTGATCCTTCGTGGATATCTTGCGCCTTGTCTTCATTGGGTTAGCCCCAAGGATGCTGGCGTTGCCCAATGTAGGAGTGGTAAAAGCTTCCGGATCGGGAGGAATGTACGCGATCTTTCCTGAAATCGTAAAGGTTTCAGTTTGAGGGATTGGATCTGAATCTAAAGGTGATGGCATGATGCTGTCTTGTTTAGGTTGTGGTTAAAAAAGAAAATGAGCAGGAGGGGGTCGGACCCAGCCTGCTCATGATAGCCCTGTCTTGAATCAGACGGGGTTGGTCAGCCCGGTCTCGGGATTGATCGCGGCATTCACCGGATCGTTGGTCTGGATGACCCAGAAGCCAACGTGACCGGCGGATCCAGCGACGCCCGATCCCTTGGCCTTGCGGACATGGAATCGGCTGCCGTGGATGATCGCCTCGCAACGGGTGGCGAAGCGACGGCGGCTCGGGTTGTTCGTGTTCAGCTTGATGCTGCCATCACCGTTGAGGTCGCCCTCACGGACATAGCAGACAGCCCACGAACCAGACGGCGCAAAGACAGGCTCATCCTCAACCGTGAGGTTGGAGATGCCCAGGTCCTCGCAGGAATTGAGGATGTCCTCAACCCCGAGCTCGTCGAGGCGAGAAGCCTCGTCGATGTTCGCCGTGAAACCGCAGCCGGTCTTGTAGTACAATCCGCTGCCATTCTTGATGATCTTGCACATGTGCTTGTTCCTTTCTCTAACGGGATTGACTCCCGTGACGCATGGTTGGTTGACCCCCATGGATTGCGCCCATCCACAGGGGGAAAGTCTTCAGATCGCCGCCTTGTCCCATCCGTACATCAGGCGAAGGACAAGTGAGCGATAGTAGTCCAATGCCAAAGCATCCATTGAATCGTTTTCATTCGACCACTCAGGGTGGGATTGGATGGCTAAGGCATTGATGTTACGATAGTAAACATCCTCGATCTCGGGCAGATTTGGTCCTTTGATTGGGCTGTTGTACCTGTGAGCTAGATTGTTAATCAACTCGGTTATTCCTATACCATTATGCCATCCGATGTGTTTGTTATGCATACCTTCCGTCCAGCTCAACAAGTCCCATGTCCCTTCGGGAAGACACCAAGGATATTGAGCCTGATGATGATCTGAACGAACTGCTATGCTTTTCTTCGTGAATGTCTTCACGGCATGAATTGCCATTCCATTGCTTTGATCCTGAACCAAAGCACCTCCTGCCATCACGCATAGGAACTGGGCGCCACGACAGATGCCTATCTTTGGCAGTTGAGAATACGTCGCAATATCATACACCTTCTTGTCTATCTCATCTCGCTCAATGCCATTGCAGGTACTGTGATGCGGGGAGTGACCATACAATTTAGGCGTAACATCCGGACCCCCTGTGAACATGACCAGGTTTGCGTCATGGATTTCATTAACGATTTCAAATGGCTTTGGAAACCACCAAGCATCATTTTTTGTTTGCGTTTTGCTGATGAACACCTTGATCTTTGGGATAGGTGCCTTGATGATGGGCTTTTCACTCATAAATGTAGGTGTCCTTGAAGTTTGCGCTTACGATGCCGTGATCGTGCACGCCTCCGATGTTCTCCAGCTTCTGCTTTGGCAGGTTGCCCTTGCGCTCAAATAAGATCAGAAGCTTCTCCTTGATTCCGTTCAGCATCATGCGGTCGGGCGAGTCGATCTCCCGCATATGTGTCATAACCCCTCCGCCTTCGTATTGCAGGGCTACCCGCAACATCAGGGCATACAGGGAGATCAAGTAGGTTGCCGAGGCCCATTGCTTGTCCATGATGGCAAGTTTCAGGTTATCATCCACATCCACCAGTTTGGTCTTTCCAATGCCAAGCTTGGTTTCAATCCCGTGTATGAACTTCTCCATGTTCTCACGGTTGTTGGCCATCAGTTCCAGTTCTTCGTCATAGCCGGAATAGGTGGACAACGATCTGCCCATCTTGCACACGGCAAGGGCCATGTAGGCATGATCGCCCTCGAAGATTCCCTGTTTGGTAGTCTTGAGACCCCATGCTGCGAACGGTCTGCCCGTGGCTTCAGAGTAGACTACGTCGTTGAGGTAGTCCTTGCACGGAGAGATGGGTTGAATGGTCTCGAAGGTCTCGTCGTTGATCTTCTTCAGGAAGGCGAAGCCGAGTCCGTAGTTCCTGCCCTCGGTCAGCACGGACCGGTTCTGATTGTTGATGATTTTCATTTCACACCCCATGCAGCGTTGAAGTCATGGCTGTAGTTCTTCGAGATGGTGTCCATGATTCGGTCGGGAAGACATACGGACTTGAGTACGCGCACAGCCGCCAAAGCATCGCATTCGTTGATCGCTTGGAACACATCCTCACGATTGACCTCCTTGACGATCTTCTGGGCGTTATCCTTGCTCTCCAGCAGGATCCAGCCCACGAAGTCGAAGATGAAGGTGGTCAACTCCTTGTTGCCGAGCGCCCAGTTGCCGAGCACACGATACTCGATGCCGTAGGGAGTGGGCCTGAACTCACCAGCCTTGCCGTAAAGTTGACGCCGAGCCTTCACGCTGGGGTCCTGGTCGAACAAAACGCTCGCGCAGCCAAGGTGGATGTCGAGCATCCTCACGGCTAACAGTTTTTCGCTCAATTTCTTGAGCGTACCCATGCCGATATGGATATGGAAGGAGCCGGTACGCAAACCGGACTCGAACTTTCCTGGCTGGTTGACCTGCTCGGTCCACGCATTGAAGCTGGGCGTGCAGCCGATCAGCCAAGACGAGGGATTCTTCAGATCCTCCTTGTCGAAGACATGGGACGATTGCGCCACCATCTTGTGATCAGGCAACCGGAAGGCCGACTCTTGGATGACACGCTGAAGGTTGGATATGATGCCCAATGTGGTATCGGCTGGCTTGACCGAGAACTCAAACAGGGCGTTGTCGGCGTAGTACTTCTCGCCGCAATCCAATTCCACGGGATCGTTCTTGTCCCGTCCGATGACATCAAGGGCATTGACGATCTTGCCCGCGTTTCTGTCCATGAGCATAAGCTCAGGGTCCGAACCTAGTGTTATCTTCATGTTCTTGTCCTGTCTGGGTTATGTCCTGCCGTCCGTGTCGAGAGACACGATGAAAACGATCAGGAGTAAAATGATAAGGAGCCATAGCATGTCGTTCATGGCAGGTTCCTCATTACCTTCTTGGCATAGCCAAGGGTTGATTCCTTGCGATGGCCGTTTGGTCCGCCGTTGTGGACACGGGCGAGGGTTTCGATATCCCCGTCGTCCCATGCCTTGCGGGCGTACTTCTTCAGGTAGGCGGTCACAACCTGCTTCGCATAGTCGTAATCGGCAACGTCTTCGTACTTTCCTGGCAGCTTGGTATCCTCCCAATACTTGCGATGGATCTGGAAAGGGCCCAATGCTTTGCCTTTATCGCCTTTTATCGGTCCGAGGCGACCGGATGTCTCGGTCAAATGCAAAGCCCGCCAAAACGCGTCTGGCGGGCTCGCAAAGGCCATTCCTGAGACAAGCAGGAACAGCAGGGGTTTCATACGGCAACAAACCGCTTCTTCTCGTTGGACCAAACGTAAACCGTGTCCTCGATGGTGTCCCTTCGGGTCGCCTTGAGGAAGGCACGGATGACTTGGTTCACCTGATGCCTACGAAGGACGTAGGGAATCTTGACCTTCTGCTGGGGAACGCCCTTCAGGCGGATGGTATGGTGTGTGTAGTTTTTCATGGGGGAAAGTTATCCAAGCGGGCCATATTCAAATACATAGGTTGAGACGAGTCCGCCTACGTCGCTCCAATCGTTCTCATCAGCGTAGGTTTCATCCGATCCCACGCTTACGGGAAATAGCGTGCTGCCTTCCACGGCAAACGCTCCCGTGTGGATCCAATTCAAGCAATCGTCCGCTTCCTTGCGGTCCGCCTCGCTTAGTCCGGAGGCATCTCGGTTCAGTATGTAGCTCGCCCATCGTGATGGGAGCGTGAATGTTTCGGTCTGGATGGTGGTCATGGGTAAAGCCTTTCAACTCTCATGGAAACAACGTCTTGGTTATTACGCAGCCAGGATTTCGCCCGCTCGATATCATCATTCGTATGGTGGTACTCCCGCAGGAGATTGTACCAAGCCCCGTTCACGTTCTGGAGCCCCCATTCATAGCACACGGGCACGGGGGTTTCCGTTACGTCCTTGTAATGCATCGCCTTCATCAGGCGTTGCTTGTTCTCGTCCGTCATGAGTACTCCTTGATCAAGATCGCGCAACCACCTAGAACGATAAGGAAATAGCAAAGAATCACGAGCGCGCCGAGCGCCGCGGATTGGGTTTGGGTTAGTCGATGTTTCATGGCTTAAACCTTGGGGCTGAACTTGAGGCAGGTTCCGTAGCCCGCACGGCGGGTCTTGCGCTTGTAGATGGCAGCCTGCTCGGGCGTCATCGTAACGCTATGGCCTGCGGTCTTGTGTCCATATTCCATGACGGCAACAAGCTTCTCCTTGGCAGGCTTGGGCTTGGTAGGCGCGACCAAGGACACGCCAAGGTGCGCCCAATAATCCTTCTGGATGGTGAATACTTTGTCGATGGATGGCATGGTTTGTTCAACCTTGGTTTCAGTTGGCAGCACGACCGAGCGCGGGTTATGCCTGGCCGTATTGCCACGCTCATAAAACTTGGCGATCTCGCCCAAGTTCCTGACTGGCTTAGACTTCTGCTTATCCATCTTTACATCATTCGGCCTACGGAACCAAGCCACGGCGCGAGCCCATCGGGGTTCGCCTTTGCCGATTTTGCCGCACGCAATACCCTCATGCTCAGGGTACAATACTCTCGGGGTCTGGTCTTTCATGTTCTTCTGTCTATGCCAAGCGCGGGTCATGCGTAAGTGCATGGTTGTCCGCCAGTTGGCGAAAGTGGGAGCCTAGGAAGGGCAAACATTTGACCTAGGCTCGGGTTTGCTGATAGCAGGACGCATTTGCCTCGCGTCCCTAGTGATTTCAGAAAGGACAATCACGCGGCAATCACAACGCAGGCGTGCATGGCCCTTTGTCCTTTCTCTCTCTCCCGCTTTGCTTGTGGGGTTTTATTGCGTGCGAACCTAGTGTTTACCTAGGCATGAAGCGTCCGCTGAAGGTTGTTTGTATGTCTTTCGGTTCCATCCGAAACTTCAACGAAGCGCCAAGCTTTCGCAACCCCTTGTCGGGCAATGGTTATTCCACTACCTACAAGCCGAAACCAGCCAAGGAATAAATCGCAAGGGGCCTGGTTAGGGCGGGAGTCAGTACGGTTTGCGGTCAGGGTTTCCCCTCAAAGAAACTCGCGGCCACGCAACTATGCTACGCACGGTTCGCGGCAAGGCGGTTTCAATCCGGTTTTCGTTCACCGTCAACGTCGTGAGGTTTCGGGTTTCGCGCAAACAGTGATGGCCGGTTTGCCTAACCAAAAACGCTACGCCAAGGTCCGCTTGGCGCTTGTAAAAGGGCACAAAAAGCCCCCTGGAAATAGGGGGAAATAGGAATAGCCCTAGGGATTTACCCCTAGGGCTAGTGTCCTTACTCGAAAGCAACGTCCCATGCGGCAGGCCGGGCGAGCGTCAATTTCGCCTGAATCCCGTCTTGGCTCGCTTGCGTGCGCGTCTTGGCGAACTTTGCAAGGGCTTCCTTGCCCTTCAGTTCGCCAAGCTTGGCAACGAGTGAGTCTCGCGCCGCTCCCCGCGCAATTCCGAAAAGGGATTGCTGACGGGTGAAAGACGGCTTTTGCTGGCAAACCGCGAGAGTGAAGCGGACCCAAGTGTTAAACTCGGGGCGCCCCTTCTCATTCACGGTTTTCCCCATCTCCGCCGCAAGGGAATCTAAGCCGATCGGCCCGATCCCCTGCATGGCGGCTTCTAGGGAAGCAAACGCCGATTTCAGGGTTTCCACCTCCTTGGCAACTTGGGCCGCAATATCGGCCCCCGTCGTCTTGGGGGTGGTTGCTTTCGTGGTGGTGGTGGTGGTGGTCATGGTATGTACTGTCCTATCACCCCCCGCCCCGCCCCCGTGATGGGGACGTAGTAAAGCGGGGGAAAGTCGCTCGACCACCGGCACCGCGCAACGTTGCCATGCCCATTCCTAGGCCGCTCCGCTGCGCTGCACCGTCTTTTAAAGAACGGCCCCCATCTTACCCAAAACCGGACCGCTTGTCTAGTACTTTTAAACCGTTGCAGGGGAGAGAGTTACGCAAGGGAAGGAAAGAAGCGGGGAGAGATGCGCCGGAAGGGGCGATCCACCCTATTGAGACTCGATCCCAACAAGCAAACCCTCCATTGTACCATACCCGTCAAGTGGGTGTAAATAGGGTGAATGCCCCAGGGAGCATAGGGTGAATCCCCTAGTTTGTGCCTAGGGAGTCCACCCTACTCCACCCCACCACCACCCCATCGCGTGCGCGCCCGGGTGCATGGGCGTATCAAGGAATGACCCTACTGGCTTACCGCCCACACGGGCTTTTGAGGTAGTTGAATATCATTTGGGAGGCAGACCACCCACACAAGGAATGGATACCCCTTATTTGTTTCTTACCCCCCCCTATGGGTTTATACCCCCTACCCCTTATTTTGGTACCCCCCTATTTTGTTTTTGATTTAAGGGCTATATGGGTATTAGGGTATGGGTAGGTATAGGCTGGTTGGCAGAATGGGCTTAAAACTGGTTCTAGGGGGTGTTTTTGGGGTCTCTGAAGATGGCGATGGTTGTTCCGATGTAGGTTTCTGGGGTTACCCTGAACCAAGGTTCGCTTCTTGGGGAGGAGTCGCCAGACATGATCCACCCGTCTTTGTCCTTTTGGACGGCTCTATGGATGATGGGGGATTGGTTGTAGGGGGCTTTGTAGACTAGGACTTGGCCGAGTTGGATCTGGTTGTAGGCGGCGGCTGTTACTACCCATTCCCCTCCTTGGAGTAAGGGCTTCATGCTTCCTGTATAGGATACCTTGAAGACTTGGCCGTTTGAGGTATGGGCTTTGATGAGGGCTTCTCCTTGGGCGTTTGGGGTGATATAGGTGGGCGGATCGAGCTTGACGGGCTTGAATGGGAAGAAGAGTAACCAGATGATACCTACGAGGAAGACGTAGGTGGCTAGGTAATAGGGGAACTTGGTGAAGAGTTCCTTTAAGGATTGGCGGAATTGCTCCTTGGTCATGGGGTTAGTTGTTGCCTAGCTTCTGGGCGATTTCGGCTGCTTTCTGGGCGATTATGTCCGCAGCAGGACCCTTGGGGGTGGCGATACCCGCCGATACGTCGATTCCCCCTTCTTGGGATACCCGTACCCTGAAGATGATCTCGTTCTGGGAGAATACGTCGGGTTGCTTTTCGGCTAGCTCTCCCATGGCAGAAACGGCGGAGGAGCAAAGCTTCGCCAAGGCGGAAGGATCCGATTCGGAGATCGCCGCCGTCGCCCCGTATGCCATCCCCGTCGCACCCGCCACCACCATCCCGATCTCCTCCTCCGACTTTACCTGCTCGGAAATCGTCTTGCAGGCTCCTGCCAAAGCCTCCGCCAAGAACCCCAAGGCGGGAGCAGGACCCCCTTGAGCTGCGATAACCGAGCATTCCCGGAAGGTGGAGGAGAAGGAGGTCAGGAACATGGCCAGCTGCTTGCAGGAGAGGCCGGTAGCCGTCTTCTCGTTGGAGTTCCAAGCATGGGGAGTATCGGAGGAGTTGTTTTCCATGAGCCCTATTTACCCCATAAACCGATGCTGAACAAGGATAAACTCGTGTCTCCCTTTATTTTCCTTGGCCGAATGGAGGTGGAATGGTACTATGGCTGCCGATCCACCAAAGGATCATAACCCATGAAGATCAAACAACCGAACAAGAAGAAAGCTAACAAAGCCCGCCATGGCTTACATGAGTGGGATGTTGAGGAACAACCCAAGGCCTCGGGGCGCTTGGGACAACTGAACAAGGCCAACCGGATCATGAAGCGTTTCTTCGCCGGAACCGCTCGGAAGGTTGCCAATGGCTGATGCTGTAGCCGGAGAGGCCTTCATCTGCAAATGCTGTAGGGAGGAGAAACCCTCCTTTATGGCCGTAGAGGACAAGCATCTCGGCAGACCCGTCTGCGAGGATTGCGCAAAAGACCTGAAATGGGCGGAAGCTTGGCTGAAGAAGGGAGGTTTCAGCCGCGTTGTCCAAGCCTCCGATGTCAACCATCACAACTACAAACGCTTCGTTGTGCCATGATTCGATTAACTTGGAAGGATGGCGATACCACGGAAGAGATGATCTTGCCCGAAGGATCACCCTCCTACAACGAACTCCTTGAGGAAAAGAACCGGCTGGTAAGGGAGAATGCCAAGCTGATAGATGAGCTGGCAAAGACCCGCATCAAGGACAAGGACCTGTGGGGAACCTTGGAGGACGTATGCTGCTCGGCCAGACCTGAATAAAAAAAGCTTGCAATCCTTATAAGACCTGCTACGGAAGTCGTTAGTCAAGCAGGCTTTTAAGTTGGGCTGCAACCAATGAACGAACCCACTCGGGCCGACTCTCACGAGCGAAGTGGCTAGTTCTTTCAATAATCAAGGGGCGGGCTGCGTTGAAATCGCAGGCGCCCCTTTACCATTTTCAACCCTAATTACCCATGATCACCTATCGCGGAGAAACGTTCTCAGGATACAACAAACCCAAATCCACCCCCGGAGCCTCGAAGAAATCGGCTGTCCTTGCCAAGGAAAACGGGCAGGTTAGGTTGGTGCGCTTTGGAGATCCAAAGATGAGCATCAAGAAGCATATCCCCGCTAGGCGCAAGTCCTTCCGCGCCCGCCATAACTGTGACGACCTTGGTAGCAAGCTTACGGCCCGCTACTGGTCCTGCAAGGCTTGGTGATGGATAGTGTCTTATATATGATACTTTAATAGGCTTAAGGTATGATAAATAGGACATTACGAATCATATGTGATGCGTCAGCAAGCATCCCGTGCACAACTTTCATGCAGGGTAGTTTAACGGCAGAACGCTCGGTTCATACCCGAATGATACGAGTTCAATTCTCGTCCCTGCACCCATTTTGATCGGCTCCTACTGCGTAGTCGGGGGGAATATTAACCGATCCCAAGGCAGGGTGGCTCCATGCCACCTTGAAAAGGATCAGCTCGCTGGGAATACTCGGCGCCTCTTTCGTTCCTTGGTCTTTCAGCGCCCATGACGCTACCGACGAGTCCTGCATAAGGCTCGCGTAAAGAAATCGGGAATCATGGATCTTTTGGCGGTATCGGTGCGATTCCGAGCGGGACCTTACCTAGGCGGTCCTTCATGCCCGCAGGACATGACGCCCCCAATTCAGGTTATGAGCCGGAGAGGCGTTCTCCGCGTAGTCACGGCGCGCTTACAGGTACGATGCCCGCAAGGCACCCCTCGGCCGACGCGCCTTACAAGTATCGGCCTCAATTTCTTATGAGAACCAAATCAAGGGTAAATTCGGCTGGTGTCTACACCAAGCCCGCGCTCAGGAAGCGCCTGTTCCAGCGGATCAAGTCGGGCACCAAGGGTGGACGAGCCGGTCAATGGAGCGCCATCAAAGCCATGCGTCTGGCGAGTGCCTACAAGAAGGCGGGAGGAGGCTATCGTAATTAACCATGAAAAAGCCTCAATTGGATCTCCAGAAGTGGATGGGTGAGAAATGGCGGACAAACTCCGGAAAACCCTCCCTAAAGACGGGGGAGCGCTTCCTCCCCAGCGCGGCATGGGATGCCTTAAGTCCTGCGGAGAAAGCGGCGACAAACGCCGCAAAACGTAAGGGGATGAAGGCGGGCAAGCAGTTCGTACCCCAGCCGAAGAAGATCGCGGAAAAGACCAGCAAGTACCGTTAAACCTAAACCTAAATAGTCATGCCATTCACCTCTGCCAAACAACGTTCTTACCTGTGGGCCAAGGAGCCTGCTGTTGCTAAGCGTTGGACCAAAAAGTACGGTTCCAAGATTCGCCCCAAGAAGAAGAAGTGAGCTAGCCACTTCATGGCCCGAGCGGGGTTATTTTGTCCCCTAAATGACCAATACCCCTAGCCAATCACCCCGCAATCCAAACCCCCATGATCGTTGGGTTGCTCCAGAACACGCTCGTTTCGCCCGCAGCATGAGGAGAGATTACATCCGAGATGACTTCGGAAAGCCCATTCGTCCCTTGAAAAGAGAGTTGTTAGTCGATAATAGACCGCTAGTTATGAAAGAAGCCAAAGATATTTCAAAAAAGTAGTTGATTTCTGCATCCGCTATGGTACCTTGATCGTAGTTAGGATGCGTTGTAGCAGACGCGAGTGAATTTCAGTTAGAGAAAGTGAAATCCGGTCGTGCCTGCTACCACGCCCGGATTTTTCTTTTTGTATCTCAGAGCCCCCCAGTTGGAAACAAGAAGAGCCCAGCCACGCTGCCTGAACAAGGCTCGTCTCTGGGGATCGGTGGCAGGGAGCGTCGAACGCCTAAACTCCAACCCTGCCTAATATGTGGCCGCAAGGCCTGAGGACTGGTCGCACACCCCCCTGCTGAAGTATTGGAACAAGCCGAGCAGTAGCGACTGGAAGTACACGGATACCTCGCCTCTCGTTATACAGAGTCGATTCCATAAACGCCTCATCCCTAACAAGGGGTGAGGTGTAGCCGTTTGCCTACATCGTTACCAGAGTAGGTTCCAAGCCGCGAGGGGTCAACCCATTCAAGGGTTGACAAGGCAATGAAAATGTGAATACCGCTATGTACTAAATCCTAACCACTTGTTAATAAGTGGGGTGGTTTTGTAACAAATCATGATCAATACCAATACCCCTGAGAAGACGGGGATCAGGAGATTGTTTTGGGATATTGAGACTTCTCCTAACGTGGTCTTCTGCTGGAGGGCTGGGATGGATAACAACATAAGTCACGACAACATCCTCCATGAAAGAAAGATCATCTGTATTGGGTACATGTGGGAGGGAGACAAGAAGGCATCGGTTCTTAGATGGGATAAGGATCAGGATGACAAGGCTATGCTTGAGCGTTTTCTTCTGGTGGCGAACGAAGCTGACGAGCTTGTCGCCCACTATGGGGATAGGTTTGATCTCCCATGGTTACGGACGAGGTGCCTCTACCACGGACTCCCTCCCCTGCCCAAGTACAAGACAATTGACACGAAGGCCTGGGCCTCAAAGCACTTTTACTTTAACTCCAACAAACTCGATTACATCGGCAGCTTCCTCGGTTTCGGTCATAAGCTCGACACGCATTTCGACCTTTGGAAGAAGATCGTTCTTCAAAAATGCGGAAGGTCGTTGGACTACATGTGCAAGTACTGCGGCAGAGACGTTGAGTTACTGGCGAAAGTCTACGAGAAATTGAGGTTGCATGTGGCGGCAAAGACCCATGCCGGAGTGGCTTTGGGGAATGAGACTTGGACTTGCTCCCATTGCGGATCGGAGGATGTCAAGAAGTCGAAAACGGTGTACTCGGCTGCTGGTACGGTGAAGCACCAGATGCGCTGCAATTCCTGCCACGGATATTACTCCATCTCTCAAACGGCCAAGAAAGGCTATGATGAATCCATGAAGAAGAAGAAAAAGAACGGTAGCTGCAAATAACCATGTCCGACGAAGAGAAGGATAACATCGTCATCAGGAAACTGGTGCCGAACGCCATAGTTGTTCCAGTCGATGGAAGGGAGGTGATTGTCCCTACCGATAGGGGTGAGAACGCCCGCATGAATATGATGGTGGCCTCCGTGATGAGGTCGCTGCTGATGGAGAACATCAAGAACTACAAGGACAAGGAGGTCACTTTGACGCCAAAGGAGCTGGCGGATCTGGCCAAAGCCCTGAAGGACATCAATTCAGCCTCCCTTGAGATTTACGCCGCCGCCGAAAGCAAGGCCAACCCGCTGGAAGGAATCAAGGTTGCCGATCCATCCCACGCCTCCAAGCCTCTTTCCTTTGACAAGATCAAGAAGCCAACCATCGAAGTAAAAGCTGACAATGAATCAGGATAAAGTATTGAATCTAGGCGTTAAGGATCTTCTTCCTGCTTTTGAGAAGAATCCTCCGACGGAACCCCGCTTCTACCATTTCATGGTATCCGCCAAGAACTTCCACGAAGCCGACATCATCATTTACAAGCAGGATGGAAAACCTGATTATGTCATCAAGGACCGGTTTGGTCGCCTTGAAAAGAAGGCATGACGATTGACCACGCCAAGGAGCTTAACCGGCTCTGCGCGGATGGCCTTTGGATGGCCGCCGGAACTAGGATCTGCCAGATCCTAGAGACGGACCATGTCGTGTCCAACAACGCCGAGGGACTTAAGGTGGTGCAGGACCTCCTCCAGCATCTGCTGGATAGCGAGATGTACCTTGAGGCGGCAACGCTCCAATGGGGTCCGGAGCAATTCAACACGGAGCCGGAATCAACCGTGCGTGTCTTCAAGGCCATGCAGGAGGGTTCCACCGTTCTACTCATGGGCGCTTCGTCGATGAGTAAGTGTCTCCATCCGGACACGCCCGTAATCATGTTCGATGGATCCGTTAAAATCGCCAAAGAGGTAAAGGTTGGCGATCAACTGATGGGTGACGACTCAACACCACGAAAGGTCCTTGTCGCCAATCCCGGATTCGGGCCGATGTACCGAATTACCCCTGAACGTGGAGAGCCTTGGGAATGCAACGATGCCCATATCCTTTCGTTAAGGGTATCTGCCCATAAGAAATGCGGCTCAGGATGCCTTAGTAAGAAATGGAGGAAGGGAGATGTAATTGACATCCCGATCAAGGAATACTTGGAACTTTCCAAGGATAAGAAGAACCTCCTCAAGCAATTCCATGTCGGAGTGGAGTTTGAGGAGAAACCACTTCCATTTGATCCTTACATCTACGGAGCTTGGATAGGCGATGGAGGATTTGATGTGCCCGCCCTCCATACTCCCGATGGCCCCATGGCCAAGCGTTGGGTGGAGTACTTTCAGGCCCTAGGCTACCGAATCTGGTCGGGATATCATGATAAGTGTCCAATGTGGGCGGCGAGATGGCCTGAAAACGGGAAAAACCCGTTTCTGGACTTCATCAGAACCAGCAGGATCAATGGGGAAAAAACTATCCTGAATGACTACTTGGTCAACTCAAGGGAGAACCGGCTTAAGCTTCTTGCCGGTCTTATCGACTCGGATGGATGGGTCTCCTGCAAAACATCCTACCAATTCGTCACTAAGCATGAGGCTTTGGCTAATCAGGTGATGCGTTTGGCCCGTTCATTGGGGTACGCTTCCACGGTAACGCCGCGAGTCCACAGGATCAAATCCATCGGTTTTTCCGGAACCTACTTCCATGTTGGAATATCGGGGGTTGGAATAACTGAAATCCCGACTTTGGAAAAACATGCCTTGGAGCCGAAAACAAAGAAAAACCTTTGTAACACAGGATTCAAGGTGGAGCCCATCGGCGACGGAAAGTATTACGGATTTGTCATCGACGGAAACCATCGGTTCCTGCTGGGCGATTTTACGGTAACCCATAATACGTATGCCGCTGGCGCATATATGCTTTTGGATTACCTGCGCGATCCATTCTACACCACCGTCAAACTAGCCGCCGTCAATGAAGATCATCTCCGAAAAAACCTTTTTGCCCACGTTGTTAATCTCTACCGCTCTTGCGCTATTCCTAGCGCGTACGAGATCACCGTACAGGACTCGACTTTGTGGATGGGAGTCAAAGCCGCCGGTTATGGCTTTGGCATCTCCGGAATTGCATTTAAGCAATCCCAAGAAACGTCCGGTCAGTTCAAAGGGTACAAGGCGCAACCGGTGCGGAAAAAGAAGCACGAGAAGTTCGGCTACCTGTCCCGATTGCGGGTGCTCGGCGACGAAGGGCAAAACTGGCCGAACGGGCCGTTCAAGGACTTCAACTCGCTCATCGCGTCCAAATCCGGCACGGAGCTCATCAAGATCGCCGTAGCCTTCAATCCCGAGTCTTCCTCCGTCCATGTGGTGCAACTGGCGGAACCGGAGCATGGCTGGTCCGTGGATGACATGGATCGCCTGTACGACTGGAGTTCCAAGGCGGGTTGGCGCGTTTGCCGGTTGGATGCGGCGCTATCGGAGAACGTCAAGCAACGGGTTGTAGTCTACCCTGGCCTTCAAACTTACGAAGGTTTCATCTCCTATCTGAAGGCGGGAGGAGATAACTCACCAAACTACTCCTGCTTTGCCCGTGGCTGGCCCCCGATGAAGGGCGATGTCAACACGATCATCCCGCCTCAATGGCCACAGGAGGCAAGGGGAGAGGCTACCTTCATCGAGAATCCTGAAGTATTTGCCTCCGTGGACTTGGCATTCATGGGCAAGGACTCTGCCCAAATGGCGATAGGAAGATGGGGTCTGGCATCCGGTTGGGAGGACCACATGGGCCGTTTCCAACCCTTCAAAGACAGGCTTAACTCCGCCAAGGATAAACCCCGCCATGTTCTTCAGATAGACCAGTTGATCCCATTGGAGAAGCACGATAACACGGTCAAGATGGCTGAGGAGATCATGGGTCGCTGCAAGATGCTGCAAATAGATCCAGATCATGTCGCCGTGGACAAAACGGGCTATGGTTTCGGAACTTGGTCTCACCTCTGCAAGGTATGGGGAGAAGTACTAGGAATCGCTTGGAACGAAAAGGCTTCCGAGTTAAAGATCCTAGCTGAAGACCAGAATGGAGCCGACAAACAATGCGATGGGCTCATGTCCGAGATGTGGTGGGCTTTCCGACGCTGGTTGGATCCGTCCTGCCGCGCCATCCTGATCAACCCCATCATCCCTCCTCAACCTCTCCATACCCAGCTAACGAGCAGGCGTTACAGGACAGGAGCAAAGGGAATCAAGGTAGAAGCCAAGGAGGAATACAAGTCCCGCAACCAGAACTCTCCCGACGAGGCTGATGCCGTGATCATGCTAGTTCACATGATTCGCCAAACCTCGGATGTGATTCCTGGCTTGGTGGAGCACCAGATCAACCGCCCAGAATCAGGCCCTTCCAACATCAAGTTGTACTCTATGAAAGGCTACGTCAATGTGGAGGCGGATGACTCGATCTCAATCGACGGAGCCGATGAATCTTAGACTCAAGGAAAACTCCATGCGGATCCCCTACGGGGGCCACCACTTCAATGATCGCGCCGTCATGTTCAAGGCCGAATCATTCGATGAACTAGTGGAAAAAATTCGTGATTTCCGAATAGCGAACGGCAAAAAGATCGGCAATCCGGAGGAAGAAATCCTGATCTACTACGCCAAGAACTGGCCATGGCTTGTGGAGGAAAATCCGGAACAGCAGGTGACCAAGGAAAATCCGCGTTACGACAAATGGAGGGACTTCATCTTCGCAATGAAGAAGACTCCCATTCGCAAGTACGCCAATGATAGGGAGATACGCACAAGATACGAAACATGCGAAAAATGCAAGTTTCGGAAAAAGGTTACGCCGAGGGACAAGGACGAGTTCCAAGCCCTGAAACAAAAAGTG